CAAACATATTCTTGAAACGAATGGCGGAATCCTTCTTGGATGTAGAGGTGGTTGTGTATCCTAATTTATTCTTACCTTCTTCACTCATAAAGTGGGCATACATCGGCGGATGTTCATCCTGCATATACAGGGCTATCACCGCTCGTCCCACACCATTAGATTCTACACTAAAATACACATCGTTGCTGTACTTTTCGAGGAATCCTATAACTTTTTTCAAATGTGAGTATAATACCACCTCACTTACTGTATTCTCTCGCCATTCCATCACCTGTATCATGGATGGGAACTCGAATACTTCGATCACAGAGAAGTCAGCACCACTGCCGGTGGCCGGGTCAACCCCAACCAAATACTCCATATCCTGTGATATTGGCTTAAAGAAGTCTTGATCCTCGATAGTGAACGCCCTCGTGACGTTCTCGTATTTCTTCTCTGCCGCCTGTACCACACGGGAGTCAAAGAGTGAACTGTCGCTGGAAATGAATTCACACTCGAATTCCTGCCTCCACTTATGCTCCCCAATAATCTTAATCTGTTCTTCTTTAAACTCTTCATCACGCCCCGGTGGATCATTCCAGTACACTCGCCTATGAGCAAAGTCATTACTACCGGCCATAGCACCCTTCCAGATGGTGCTGAATAGGTCTGTATCTCCATTCGGCGTTGATGTTAGAATAGCCTTACCACCAGTTGACAGGGTTGGTGTGATAGCAGACCAGAATTCGTTCTGTATGTGTGGCTTAACAAACGCAATCTCGTCACAGTAGAGTAAAGAGATTGACAAACCACGACCAGAAGTTTCTGTCGTTGATCGTGCTATAATACGGCTATTGTTATCAAATCCTGCTGTACCTTTGTTCCAGTTATCGTCTTGTATACCCGGTTTCAGCCAATTCGGTAAGCTCTCATACCCAGTTTGGATACGCTTAATGATTTCCATGGCGCTGTCGCCATCTTTTGACACAACCAAAATGGTCTTATCGTCATTAAAAATGGCGTACCAGAGCAGATATGCACATGCTGTTTCAGTTTTACCAGTCTGTCTGGCCGATAGTACAATGTTAAATCTGTTTTCAAGGAAATTGTTTACAATATCCTGTTGGTAATCATATAGAGCAAACGGTATCTTCCCTTCTATGGGATGAACGATTTGCACATAATTTTCAATAAAATAGACAGGAGATTTCAAACATTTCTTGAACTCTTCAATCTGGTCATAGCCTAATACTATTGTTTCGTGTGCCGCTTTTAAGCCGGGGTTGTTTTTTCTGCTCATACGTTTATTTATATGAGCAAATTAAATTAGAACCTACGGCATTACATTGATAACTATCTTTCCTCCGGGCATTATATTTGCCGCCAATGCTGATAAAACAGTCCTGTTTACCTTAAAAGTTACGTCGATGAATAGATAATGATAGTGGCTACCACGTATAGCCTTTAATAAATCTTGTGCCCCACTTTCGGGAAACAATCGAATATCCGCCGTCTTATGATTAGGATTTCTTAAATCTTGAATAGTAGCGGCCCTTTTACTTTTTTGAAAGCCCTTTGTATAACCATTTAAAGATATGTTTGAAAACGTGGAGTGGAGCATATGATCACTGGCATTTTGACTACCAGTCATTATACCAGTCTGCTTTCCTTGCATAGTAAAAAAGAATGACATCAATGCAACTAGAGTTGACCCCCCACTTTGTCTTGCACTGCGGCGTGTTACTATCATTTCTTTACTATGTTCAACCTTACTAATAAAATCGTGCTCATCAGGAAAGTCTGGATACACCATCTTTCCATTCATGTCCTTGTTAAGAATACATTCGTTTTGAATGAAATATAATATCTCACTTGGATGGTGAACATACGACCTAATCGGTGCAGGGAGGCTCTTTCCCATAATAACTCGCTCTCCACTCACCGTGGATAACATTGACCAAAGTCCTTGCACCGTTCGGGTAGATGATACAATGCGTCTGTAACCAACTAGATGGGCCACGGGCATACTCAAGGTCTAACCGTGCCGATAATCCAACTTGATACGCACCTTCTTCTATACCCGGCGAGTGTGAATGTCCTATAATAGATTTGGGGCCAATCCTTGACATGCCCATCAAACTACCACGGCTACCGTTGGCACCTTCATCACCATGGAACCCGATTTCAATCCCGGCAACCATAAAACTTTCATCTCTTTCAAGGAAACGAGTGTTTTCCAACGATTTCAATCCCGGCTGATCTAATGGTTTCTTACACCAAAAAGGAAACGCGGAGAACGTCTTATATCCAGTAGGTGTTCTCTTGATGCTACCAAGTTGATGAAACTTCATGTAATAATAGAACCGTGCGTTCTCTGGATCGAACTTAGGATCAGCCTCTTTTAACCAACGATCAAACGCATCGTTGTGGTTTGAGGCAATAACCAAATTTTGGATGGTGGGCCTATTGTGCCGGTCAATAAAGTTAGCAGAAACCTGTAAACCTTCTTCCACGTTGTTTCTACCGAAGTGATGCTTACCATAGGCAATAACATCGTTCCCACGGTGGTGATGGTTTCTAGGATAGAAGTCTTCAACGTCGTGGTATGCTACTACTTCAGGCCGGAGTGTACCAACTATAGAATTTTTACCAACGAACACGGCACGTTCCACATCTTCGTCTATCATTTCGGCGTGGATGTCACCGGGCACAAACCCTGCAATACGACTGTATCGTTCTCTTCCCTTTGTGGTGTACTTGTATTCACAATCATAAAAGGAACCATCTTCTTCACCGTGTATTTGGCGAATGTGGAACTTACCATTGTCCACTTCCACTACCAACGCACTTATGTTATGATGGAACCTGCCCTTATGACCAGCCTTGGAGTCTGTGTAATTCTTTATAGTACATGCTCCGGTGGTTGTAAGGATCTTGGGAAAATCTTTACTTGGCGTGGCAATAGTTTTCATCTGCATCTTCGGGTGACCGAATATAGCAGAATCTGTACCACTGATGCTTTCCAAACCAGACAATGGCCTTACCGCTGTGGGCTGCATTTTTATCTGGCCTTGTACCTGTAACCCTCTACACAATTGAATGTGGTTGTTAACAAGGTACGGGGTTAACTCTTCCCACCAGTAATCGGTGCCAGCATCCGAGAATATAGAAGTGGGGTTCTTATAACGATATGGAATAATCAACAGTCTACCGTTGCGATAACTTATATACTGTTGCATCGCAGCAAAGAATTTCTTATGGACCGGTGTTGCGTTCTGTGCAGACGTAATGAGATACACCTGTTGTGTGGCGTTTTCGGATATTGATATTCTTGCGGGACCGCGATCCTTTTCCAAAAGTTCTTTTAATACGATTTCGTATACTTCAACCTTTTCAAGGTCTATCGTACCATCGAAGTCTGGATCTAGTTCCAGATAAGGGAGGTCCATTCCTACTTCTTCTCTAATTCGTCGTTGACGACGGCCAATTGTATCAACTTCAACTTCAAGATATTGTGCGAACTCTTCCCGTGTAAATTTTGCTTTCATTGCCGCTTTGTAGTTAGCAATGAATATTTTTTTACTGGTGCGATTATTATCTGTCATATATTAGTCCCGTTGTGAAAGGTAACCGTCCATATTAGACGGTGTAAAATATAGCTTGTACCTGTAGCCTGTTATGTTCTTTGCGTACTTTTCTTTTTTAAATCTTAGTTTGAATAAATCTTTACCGTCACCATCCACAATACGTACAGATGGGTTTAGGTTTTCTGGGCAAACGGCCTTCATGTCCACACAGTTAAGTTTATCGAATAGTTCTGCCACGTTGAATCTGCTGTGACCGTCGCTATCTGTCAGTATAAGGCAATCACCCTCACAAGTAATGTCAACGCCATAACAACTGGCCATCATAGCTTGCAATAAGTCTTGTTTAAAATATACTAAAGGAGTATCGTATGCCCCCTGTAACCCTAGACTTATTTTTCTACACACTTCTTCGTATATACCACGGGTGGCGGCTTCGACGGTTTCTGAACTCGGTGACCCATTATTGTGGGCGGTCTGATAGTATACCGCAGAATCCTCTCCTATGTCAACTCCAAAGCTTGAATGGAGGAATTTTCGTTGTGTCTCGTACCCGTAATCTTTAGCTAATTCTTTTTGCCCCATCCCACCAACACCACTTCTAAAGTCGTATATCGGAAGGAAGGATTTAAAAACCTCTACCGCTGTGTTATCTATCAATATAGAAACGTCTCTGGGACTATCAACCGAAACATTATCTATATCAATTATGATTCTATTTATCACACCGTTGTTAGTAACACTTGCGGCCAACGCATTAAACGAGGTATCATTGTTTAGAAAGGTGATAATGTTCTTGACCAATACGAAATCAGATGAAAACCTATCGGTAAGTTTGTTAATGATATATTGTTGGGCCGCGTCGGAAACGTTCCCTCTGATAGAAATTTGATCAACAGTTCCTGTGGCACTTTCTACACTTTGAAAATCAACACCAGATTTATTACGGCGAATATAATCAACCATGCGGAAGAAATGTTGGCGAGTTAATTCGATTCCTTGGTTCCTGATAAGAAAGATTGCCGCCATGGAATACGCCAACACAACATTGGCCGCTTCATCAAGCACTGACCGTGGTGTTGTCTGCTTATATGCTTCTTCCAGAAAGCTACTCATCTTTTTTATTTTCCATGGCTTCACGCAACGTATCTAACAGAGCACTTCGATCATCAACAATCAAAGTATTGTTGGTTACGTGTGATCCGGTGGTTTTCTCTTTAACTTCCAGCTTATCTTTGTGCTCTTTTAATTGTGCTTTGTGCTTGGCCGCACTTAAAGCAGCGTTGAGATGCTGTACCGATACTTCACCTACTCTGGCTTTGTATCTCCCTTCTACTTTATGCAGTTCTTCGGAGAGTTCGTCATACCCATCCATGGCACTATCATAAACTTCTTGGAACTGTTCTTCAATTTCCTGATCTTTTTCGTCGTAGTCATCATCTTTAACAAGTTCACCCTCTCGCTGAAATACTTCTACTTCAGTTGTTCCATCTTCGATCTCGAAGAATTCTTCGAGGGGATGTTCTATCGTTTTGACTACTTTATTGTTATTATCTGGCATCGTACTAACCCGTTTACTAATCTATATGGGTATTTATACCGATTTAGGAACTTTGATCAGTTATTATCCCATGAGCAGCACGAACCAAATCCCCTTCATCGTATTCATCTGGTATGTTAAGAATCTCTTCAATTTCATCCTCCGTAAGGGATTCTCCGGCAGTCTGATACCAAAAATCGTCTAAATCATATGCCTTTTCCATATGCTGATGTATATATTCGCCGTATTTCTGACGGATATCTAATAATCGCTTATTTTTCTTTTTGTCTGCGGCGTCTTGTCTAATCTTATCCAATTGATCTTCGTCACAGATTATCATAGTCATTCGCTTCCTTCGTCTGGTGGTGAGGTTTCACCCTCGGTTAGTGGTATCAAATTATGCTTCTGTTTAACAAATTCCAACGCCTCATGTTGTAAGGATGCTATAATTGACGATTTGGAGTGCATCAATTTGGCGTACTGTCTGTTATGTTCCCGTATATCTACGCCAACTTCGTCAAATAAATCAACAAGTTCCGACATTTTGGGGTGGTGATCCATTTCTGCACGAAGAACCGTATATTCCGTATCCCCTACCTGCACTGTAATATGATCAGTTTTTTCCTGTTCCATGTTAAGTTCCTAAATTTTCCATCAAACCAATTAAACCGTCGGCATCTTCTTGAGAGATCGGTGTATGCCTGATAGGAACAACCGTATCATCTTCAGGTGTAGCTTTTTTGGCTACAATCGTAGCTTCTTGTGCTACATCTGTGGCCGGTTGTACTACATCTGTGGCCGTTTCCTCTTCAACCTCAAACAAATTCTCTGGTGGTTGCACCGTGTCTTTAATAATGTCATCAACACCCGGCATCCCGGCTACAGCAACTGTAACTTCGCCCACCTTTGGCTTATTCTTCTCTTTTTCTTCTTTTAGAATTTTCTTATTGCGTCGGGTTGGCATTACGCTTACTTGGGAACCGTCTTTGTGGTTTCCTATACGTAAGTTCAAAGGGTTGTAGCCCAGTACTGTTGTGCGGCCTTTACCACGGCTTGATCTACATTTAAGGAAGTAGGCATTCATAACCCCATCCAAACTCATGGTATCGTCCATGTACAACGAAATGTAGTTGTCAACCGTGTTTACCTTTGATAATCCTCCTGCGATTCCCGCTTGTGTGGGAGTGTCTACATTGATGGCTTCTCTGTTCTGTTGCGAAGCCGAGACGCCAATCATATCATACTCTTGAATAATTTGTGTGACTTCTTCCGATTTCTGTTTATCTTGATCAAATACTCCTATACCATTGATGCCACCGTTGGGGTGCATAAGGTCAAGGTAGTCGATCAATATAACGTCTGGGACTCTTCCGTATTCTATTTCATAGAACTTCAAGTATGATCTAATGTCTAAGGCAGTCGAACTAACCGGCAGTTTCTTTACGATATAAGACCCGCCGTGTGCATGAGCCTGAACATTTAATATACCGGCACTTATTTCGGGAATATTAGATTTCCACGCGGAGGCATCTACCCCAGACAAAATGGCACCAAGTCGCAAGAATACAAGTTCTTCGGCCAATTCCAAGGTTAGGTTAAGAACATGCAACCCCTGAATGGAATAGTTGTTACCAAGGTTCTGCAACATCAATGACTTACCGCCACCGGAGTTAGCAGAGAACAGGGTGAACTGTTTTCGAATTAAGCCTCCATCCAACGGCCCATCTATGCCCTCGATTAAGGTCGGGATTGGAGTGAAGGTTTCTACCAAACTCTTTAACCGTTCTTCGGGGTTCTCGTAGATATCAATACCTAGATCTTTCTGTAACGACACTTCTGCTGCCTTCTGCACCAGATCGAGAAGTTTGCCCATGTCATCCTTGTCGATTAGTTCCAACCCTTTATAAACCGCATCCTTTGCGGCAGACTCACGGCAGAACCGTTCAACGGCATCGCATGTTGATGACATTCTGTCTTTAGTGATTTTTTCGGTAGGTTCTAGATCAACTTCAAATTCGGCATTGACCAAATCAAATGCGGGCACCGCACTGTACTTGTCGTAGTATTCATGTACGAATTTCACAACCCGTGCATATTCCACATCAAAGTATTCGGCTTTTAGTATGCCAGCAACACGAGTGTAAATTTCCGGTGAAGTGAGGAGGTCTTGTATAATGAGCTTTTGCTTTTTGTTGCTTGCTGTCGCCAACAGATCCACCCTCTAAAAATTTGCAATTGTAACAGAATTAGTGAAAAAATGCAAGATGTGAAGGTATATAGCGATATCTAAGAAATATTATGATCTTTTTCAAGGTTATCAATATAAATGCGACGACGCTTAGAAGAGTTTCCAAAATAATAACCCCACCAACCCCCGAGATTAACCCCGAGCCAATAGACCCATGAAAGAAATGGAAATCCTTTGGCTTTAATACATAATCTTAAATCTTTATCCGCCTTCATCTTAGGGACATTGGTTGCATAGTCAATGTCATGCTTTTCACAACAGTCATAGAATACCAGATCTGGAGCAGAACTGCAACCATCAGATACGAAATCGCCCAAATATTTTAGCTTTTCGAGAGTATTTGGATCACGTTTCGTCATTATAGAAGGCATCTCTGTCGTCTGGAGGTGTAACTGTGGAACTTTCTGGGTCAAGTGTTTTCTGAAGTTTGGCTTCAGTATTCTTGAATTGTGCCCTGCGATCTTTTTCCAAAAATACCCAACCGCCCTTGGCAACGGAGTATCGGTGGAGCCTTGCGGGGATACCAGATCTAATGCTAGTATATGTCAACCGGTGGTAGTCACCATCACTTGGGCTGTCAGGAAATTCATCATCCTGTGTATACTCTTCGCCGTTTGGTGGCATGGCATCAAAACCAAATTGGGCTCTCATCCTGTCGATCCGTTCGGCAACAATGGTGCTGCCGGTAGGGGAATTTTCTTCAGTCCAATCATAGAAGGCTTGCGGAACTTCCGCAACATCTGCCCAATCCACGCCCCTTTCGGGAACCTGTGTGTTGGCATCTGCCTTAATTGTTTGATCTATATCGGATAAATCTTGATATGCTCTTTCGGTCGAACCATCATTAATGTCAGCAACGTTGTTGTCGTCTATATCTTCGGTTAATTTACCAAGGATGTCCTGTGTTTCCTGTGAAGCCATAACCGGCTTGGTGATCAGGCGTTGCATGGTGGGTATCCAGTTAGGCGTGTAGCTGTTTGTGCTCCATGCCACATCGGTTACTTCAACATATCGTAGTACTGCCTTCATGCTTGGTGTATACTGGGTCTCTGCCGGTAACTGTAATATGTCACCTATAACAAATGGTCGGCCCAACACTCCGACAATGGTAGAGAAACTGACCTCTATTATCCACTCATCCCCACTAAACATACTACCAAAGCCAAATTTACTCTGGAAAGCTTGAACGTCTATAGGTTGGTAGGCTCCCTTGATTCTTACAGGGTTTTCATCATAATCTCTATCACGGTTTTCCAAAAATACTCTATCTTGTATATTACTGACCCGTGTGTTCTCATAGTCCAGCAATTGCAGTGCCTGTATTTCCCAAGCATCATCGGCACCACCGTTGAAGGCTACTGCACGTAGTCTCCAAAACCGGGAAGGAACACTACGTTTGAAGTTTATTCGAACGGCTCCCTCACAGTCAGGCAAGTCTACTACTTCCACCCCGTACCATTTGATACCATCGGATGATCGTTCAACACGAGCCCGTGTGACACGGTTTTCTTCCCGGCACCCTTGGCGTATTTTCAATGAAGAAACATCGTTTTTCACAAAAGTCTCTATTCCGTAACGCTTTCTCCCGCTATCTAACAGTATTTCACCAAAATCGTACCCAATATAGGCAGATGTGATATCATCTCCTAATTGTAGAGATCTCCATGTAGTTTGATAAAGGTCAAACGCATTGGAAGAAGGGAAGTTTGGATGGTCACCACCAGACAAAGGAGTTCCATTGCCGGTAAGATCCTGTAAAGACCCTTGCTCATGGACCCCTAAAAGCCTGTGTACGTTGATCGGGGCAGCACCTATAGTTAGGCTTTCGCTGACATAAGAATCTATTAGAGCGGAATCTGTGCCCTCTGACAGCTCCCACGCCGGGTCCGGTACCCCGTTGGGATTCGGAATAGCAGGGTGTAGGGTGTTGAATAATGCAGTCACAGCATCATCTGTCGGAGGTGGAATAAAGTTACCATCTCCGTCTACAGGACAACTACCGCTGTCTAACAACAAATCTTCTAATTGGCTAGTTATGCTCATCTATTATCCTATCAGGAACTGTGAAGCCACATCGCTGTTGTGATCTTGCATTGAACGATCAAATAACTCTTCACGCAATTCGGACTTCTCGTTTTCTGCCTGTGTGATCAATTCCTGTGAGTTCAATGTCGTTGAACCATTTGGTCCCGGCAGACTCTGGAACTTACCACGTACCTGTGATAAGATCATCTTAGCTTCTGCTATTGCCCACTTCTTAATCCACATTTCTAAGTTTCGGTTAGTTATCAACAACTGTTCCGGCAGATCAATAGTGGCGTCAACCATGATTCTTTCATTGTTATAAAAGATTTGATGGAAAGACAAGATTCTGGTGTCTTCATAGAAATCAAACACAAGGTTATCGGCAAACAGATATTGCAAATCTTCCAGATACGAAGATACCAAATGGTATGATAACATATCAAACGTTCCCAAGGAGTACAACTGCTGTAAAGCGGCGTATCCGTAG